TCCACTGATCAATCCAGAGTCACCTCCTCCAGTCATTCCTGGTTCTCTTTGTATGGGAATCAGTAATCCATATTCTCTTGCTGTTGTAGGACCTGCAGCATTTATGGGAAATGTTGACACAAACCTGAGTGTTAATGTAGGATTACATGTGATTGCTCAAGGAGAAGTTGTTTCTCGTTGTGGTCTTCATATCTTATCAAGAAAGAAAAACTTTGATATTCCTCACCCATCTAAAAAGGGGTGGAGACTTAGACATACATGTCCAGAAGCACCTACTAATGATGTTTACGTCAGAGGTACTCTGAGAAATAAAGATACTATTGACCTTCCTTCTTATTGGAAGGATTTTGTACACCAAGACTCAATTACTGTAAGTTTAACTCCAGTAGGAGCCCATCAAGATATCATTGTCAAAAGAATAGATAAAGATAAAGTATATCTCCAGTCACAAGGTGGTATGCCAATACACTGTTTTTATCACATCTACGCAGAAAGAAAAGATGGTGAAAGTCTAATTCCAGAATACAAAGGAAAGACACCCGCAGATTATCCAGGAGATAATCAACAATATTCTATTTCAGGATTCCATTACGATATTAAGGAGTAATATGTCATTTTCAGGATTTCAACCAAGAAGTTTTGGTAAACAAGATTGTTCTGATCAGCAGATAACTGGTCAACCATCAGAAATCTATTCTTACATTGCAAAACCAGATAATGATGATTCTGAGGATGTAAAACTTGAATTAGAGATTAAACCTTGTACTCCTTATTATCATTCTACTGCACAAATTGACTCTCTTCAAGTCAACACAAGTATCATTGGTACTGGTCTCATCCATATAACTGGGACAATTACTGGATCTAGTGTCCGAGATAGTGGAGGTAATATCCTAGCATCTAAAAAGGACTTTGATATCCCACACCCAACTAAAGAAGGTCATAGACTGAGACACGTATGTCTTGAAGGACCAGAGGCTGGTGTTTATATTAGAGGTAAATTGAAGGGTACTACAATCACTGTTCCAGAATACTGGAAGGGATTGGTTGATGAATCTACCATTAGTGTTCATCTCACTCCCATTGGTTCTCATCAAGAACTATATGTCAAGTCTATTGAATGGGGTAGAAAAATTGAGATCAGAAATGCTGCAGGTGGCCCCATTGAATGTTTTTATCTCATCCAAGGGGAAAGAAAAGATGGAGAGAAATTGATTCCAGAATACAAAGGTACAAGTATTGAGGATTATCCTGGTAACAACGAAGAGTACAGCCACAATAGATAGTGGCACACTACCCCTTGACGCCATCAATTGAATCAGTTATAGTAGTAGAGTAGAAAGGAGACCAATGTACAAACCTCACGACGATTCTGAATCTGGCTATCTAACCCGTGTTGTGGTTGATACTTGTCTTCGTAAGTTTTATCTGTATTCTGACGAAGGTGAGTCTCGCGAAGTAGAATGTGATAGTATTGAACAGTTCATGGATGTACTTGAGGTAGTCAGGGCTCTTCTTGATGAGAAATATGTTTTTTATGCAGAACCCCTGACCAAAAGTACAATTTGATTTCAGAAATGTTGAGAAAAAACTTTTAGTATTTTTTTGACCTTATTGCTTTTTATGAATCATTATTCCGAAGACCTTTACAAAGAAATTTTAGAGTGTTATAATTATGAGACCAGAAACTCGTCAGTCTATGGAAATGTTATTTTCAGCAAAATGGAATCTTCCAACGGCAGCAAAGAACTGTGGACTCACCAACAAAGAGATGAAAATTACATTTAATGAGTATTGTAGATTAAATCCACCTACTTATCAGTCTGACGACTGATTTTTAATGTTCAAAATGGGCGTGTGCCGGAATTGGTCTACGGAACTGACTTAAAATCAGTCGGACTGTAAAGTCCTTGCGGGTTCAAGTCCCGCCATGCCCACTGACTTGACAACAATATAATCTAGTGTTATAATATAGATTACCTTCCGTGTGAATTAGTGCCACTCTGTGGTAATCAACCTCCCCTAAGGGGAGGTTTTTTTGTAATAAATATGAGTAAGAAGGATTGTGCCTAGGTAAAAGTAAAATGCCATTATCGCGTCTTGATAACTTTCTGAAGAATGTAAAGGGAAATATTCTGTATGTCGATCCAAATAATTTGGATGCGACAGATGGTGTTGAAAACCAGGGCAATTCTATGGCCCGTCCGTTCAAAACTCTACAAAGAGCATTAGTAGAATCTGCAAGGTTTTCATATCAGAGAGGTACTGATAATGATAGATTTGAGAAGACTACTATTTACCTAGCACCAGGTGTTCACCATATTGATAATAGACCTGGTTGGATTCCAACTGGTTCCAATTTCTTGCTTAGGAATGGTATAACTTCTAGTGATTTTGATTCATTTAACAACACTTCCAATTTCGATATTTTTGATACTAACAATATTCTTTATAAGTTGAATAGTATTCGTGGTGGAGTTATCATACCCCGTGGTACATCTATTGTTGGTCAGGATTTAAGAAAGGTTCAAATTCGTCCAATTTATGTACCTAATCCAGAGAATGATAACATTGAGAGATCAGCTATCTTTAGGGTAACTGGTGCAACTTATATGAACAGTTTCACCGTCAAAGACGCTGATACTAATAAACCTTGCTACAAAGATTACACGACAAATAAATTCAAACCAACGTTTTCACACCACAAGTTAACTGTTTTTGAATATGCAGACGGTAATAATAATGTAAATATTGACGACGATTTCATTACATATGCCACAGATCGAACTGATCTTGATATGTATTATGAGAAAGTAGGTCTTGCATATGGTCCTGCAAGTGGAAGAGAGATAGAACCAGATTATCCGAGTGCAAATGTTGATATCGAACCAAGAATTGATGAATTTAGAATCGTTGGTCCAGTATCAGGTTCTGTAGGTATTAACAGTATCAAGGCAGGTGATGGAGTTAATCCAACAGTAGTAATTGATGTCGAATTGTCTGATCCTATTTTTGGATTAAATGTTGATACTAATGTCATAATCAATAATGTATCGGACACAAGATATAATGGAACATATCTTGTCACTGAAATCACATCAACTCAAGTTACAGGTGTAACTGGATTTAAATATGAAGTTCCTGTGCCTCCAGGTGATGCACTTCCTAATCCGACAGGGACAACAGTTGACCTATCTACGGATACAGTAACAAGTGCATCACCTTATATCTTTAATGTTTCATTGAGATCTATCTTTGGACTGTGTGGTATGCATGCAGATGGTGCAAGTGTAGACGGATTTAAGTCTATGGTTGTTGCACAATATACTGGTGTTGGACTACAAGTTGATGACAATGCATTTGTAAAATACAATTCAACAAGTGGAACTTATGATGATTCAAGTGTGGTTGCCAATTTACATACAGATATTGATGCAGTTTATAAACCAGAATATTCTAACTACCACATTAAAGCATCAAATAATGGATTAATTCAGTTAGTATCAATTTTTGCTATTGGTTATTCAAACCATTTTGTTGTTGAATCTGGTGCAGATTTCTCTGTAACAAACTCGAACTCTAACTTTGGTCAAATTGCATTAACTGCAAGAGGTTATAAGAAAAATGTATTCGCACAGGATGATGTAGGTTATATCACACAAATTATTCCTCCTAAAAAATTAAAACCCGAATATAATACTATAGAGTTTTCATCGTTTGATATTACAAAAACAACATCGGTAGGTGATACTTCAAGACTCTATCTCTATGAATATACAAATAGAGATGAAGCACCAAATACTACAATTCAAGGATATAGATTCGGTGCTAATGACAACGAAAAAATTAATGTCGTAATTCCTGTTTCTGGATCACCAGAAGTCTTTAGTGCAAAAGTTGTCATGGACAATACTGCATATTCAACTAAGAAATTATCTGGTAAAAAACAAGCAAGAGTTGGTAGAAATGTATCAACTGGTAATAGTATTACTAACTCCACATTTACATTTACTGAGGACCATCAATTCATTCAAGGTGAATCAGTAAGGGTTATCTCAAATAATGGTAGATTACCTGATGGTTTAGAACATAACTCTTTATATTTCTCAATTGTTGATGGTCTTCCTGCAAACCAATTACAACTTGCACAATCATTTAACGATTCGCTTTCAGGAAACAAAGTATCGACCAATAAGTTTGGAGATGTTCTGATCATAGAGAGTAGAGTTAGTGATAAAAATGCTGGTGATGTTGGACACCCAGTTCAGTACGATGATACAGAAAATCAGTGGTATGTAAATGTATCTTCTGCATCAACTGAAAATAATCTTTATTCTAAATTAATTTCTGGAGGACTAGGTGATGCTACCCCAAGAAGTTATTTCACAAGACTTAAAGATAATAGAAGTTCAGATGATAGAGTTCATAAGGTAAGATTTGTAATTCCATCTACAACTGGTTCTGACGCAGCAAGACCACCTCTTGATGGTTATATTATCCAGGAGTCTTCCGACGTTTCTGGAGAAAGTAATTCAGAAGTTGCACTGGAATTTAATCCAGGTTCGGTGACAATGAGCAATAGTTCTCAAATGAGAAACTTTAGATTTATTGCTGATGTCAATTATAAGTCAGGTATTGCATATTACACGACAGAGAGACCTCATGGACTTTCTATCGGTTCTACTGTAACCATCAACAATGTTACAAGTTCTTTGTTCCCAACCATAGGTATTGGTAATTCTGGTTATAATGGAACATACGAAGTCACTGGTATTTCCAGTGCAAAAACATTTTCTGTTAATCAAATTCATACAAGTCCTGGTACTTTTACAAATAATACCTCACAACGTACTACATCATTACCGAAAGTAAGTAAAAATAGTTTCACTAAAAATTATTATGTTTATGACGTAGAAACTATTAATGAATATAAAAATGGTGAACAGGATGGTATTTACTATTTGACTCTTTTAAATTCAAGTGTAAGACCTTCAGTAGCTCCATTTAATACAGACACATTTAACTTCTCTCAACCAGTTACTAATCTTTTTCCTCAGTTAGATAGAGATAATCCTAAATCAACTACACCTCCTGCATCATCTCATGCATTATCAAACACTATTGGTTTGACCGTTCTAGATGATGTAAAAAATAGTATTACTGGAGAAACTTTAGAGGAATTGAATATTGATACTGGTGTAAGTATTGGTATCACTGACATTGTATCTAACAATGTTGGAACCGCTTATACAATATTTACTGACTATGATCATGGACTAAACAGAATCACAGTTCCAGTTATTGATAATCCTGGTGCTGGATATGGTGATGGTTCATCTACCATTCAATATTACTATAATGCAACACTTTTAAATACAGGTGCTGGTTCTATTGGTAGAAATGCCACTGCACTTGTAACAGTTGATGGAACATCTTCAGGTGAAATTATTGATATTGCTATCATGGATGGCGGCACATCATTTGTCGAAGGTGATACATTTAGTATTGTAGGTATTGCAACAACAACAGGTTATACTGTAGCAACAGGTAGTGTAAATAAAATCTATGATAACAGAAATGATGTCGTCAATATCACGGGTATTAATGACTATGATGGAAAATCTTACAATACTGCATATAGGATCACATCTATTCCGAATATTAAAGAAATTGAGGTTGAACCTCTTTCAGCAATATCTCCAGGTATCTCAACCTTGGGTATTGGTAACAATGTAGCAAGTCCTGGTAGTTTCTCTATAATTGGTCCAGCATATAACACAAGTAGTTTTGTCTACAATAAAGATGTAGGTATTGCTACAATTACTACAAAGTATGCAAATAACTTTAGAGTCAACAATAGTGTTGTAATTAGTGGAGCAGCACAAACATTCTATAACGGTGCATTTGTTTGTGTAGATAAGATTGGACTTACTACTGTATTACTGAATGTAGGTGTAAGCACAATAACTCCTGCAACAACTGGTACGATTAGACTCCATTCTGGCGGTATTGACAACAACTATGGGGAATTAATTGTAGGAAATGGCAGACTTCACGGAAGAGAGACACCAATTTATGCTGGTATCACGACTACACTCTCTGCAGCAGTATCAAGTAGAACTACTGACACCATAAATGTATCAAATATGACTAATTTTGGTTTCTTGATAGGTGACTATATCATGGTAAATGATGAGATAATGAGAATCAAAACAACAGTAAGTCGTGTCTCTGGAACAACTCAACTTAAAGTCTTTAGAGGGGTTTATGGTTCAATTGCATCTACTCATGAAAATGGTGCTGTTGTAAGTAAAGTTAAGTTCTATCCAATTGAATTTAGAAGAAACTCAATTATTAGAGCATCTGGACATACTTTCGAATATCTTGGATATGGACCAGGTAACTATTCCACAGCATTCCCTGATAAACAAACTAAACAACTTACACTTCCACAACAGATCTCTGTTCAGGCACAAAAAACGAACGGTGGTGTTGTAAACTACACTGGTATGAATGATAGAGGTGACTTCTACATTGGAAACAAGAGAATTGCTTCCAATACTGGAAGAGAATTAGTTTATGATACTCCAGTTCAAACAGTGACTGGTGAGGATCCATATACTGGTGGTTCTTTGAACGATATTTCTGACTTTAACTTCGTTGAAAGTACAATAATGAAGATTGAAAGAAATGTTGTTGTGGATGGTGGGGACAATACTGACATTTTGTCAGAATTTAATGGACCTGTACAATTCACTCAAAAAGTTGTCAGTACATCTGATGAAGGTATAGAAGCCAATAGTCTGTTCTTACAAGGAAATGCTAATGTATCAAGAAAAATTACTGTAGGTATCTCTACCCCTAGTATTGCTGGAAACCCAGGTGATATGGTATTCAATGCAAATCCAACAAGTGGTGGAGAGGTTGGTTGGGTATACACTACCAACAATGAGTGGAAGACATTTGGTACTATTAGTAGTTGATAAATAATAAAAAATAAACGGGGGAGAGTGAACCCAAATGGCGATAGATAAGGATTTTGTCGTTAAAAATGGTTTACAGGTCAACGAAAATTTAATTTTTGCTGATTCTGACAGTGATAAAGTTGGTCTAGGCACCACTACCCCCAATAGAAAATTAGTAGTCATTGGTGATGCTGAGATAAGTTCAGATCTTGCAGTAGGAACCACAATTTCAGCACAGAGAGGCGTCTTCACTGGGATCATCACCGCGAATGACGGTCTTGATATCGGTGTTGGTGGTACTTTTGTATCTGTAGATAAACTTGATGCAAAGATTGGTATTGGTTCTACCACACCAGTTTATACTTTAGACCTTTATGGTCCTGTATCCATTGGTATAACAGCAGCATATATCTATGGCGACCTTGAAGTAACTGGTAATATCAAAGGCACTGCACTTTCTGGCCAGATTTCAGCAGGTGGTACAGTTGGTTTTACTAATGTAACAGTAGACAATAAATTAATTGCAAACAATGCAGAAGTATATACAAAATTCAATATTGAAGAAGTAGGAAGTGATACTTTTAGATTCTTAGTAGCAGGTGATCCACCAGGTATTGGTTTCACACAAAATACAGATAATCCTGAAATCTATCTTAATAGAGGTCAAAATTATAGATTTGATGTAAATTCTGGTGGTTTCCCATTCTATATTAAGTCACAACCTACCGCTGACCTTAATAATCTGTATCAAGATGGTGTTGATAACAATGGTGCTCAGGTAGGTATTGTAACCTTTAAAGTACCTTTCAATTCTCCAAATATTTTATACTATCAGGCATCTAATGTTGCTGGTATGGGTGGTACGATTTATATTGATAATGATAATAAAACCTATACTGTTGGTGTTCTGACCGTAACGGAGTTTCTAGACAGTGATACTCAGGCCGACTTCGAACAGATTTATGTTTCTGGTATTGGTACAATCAACAACCTGAAAGGACCAGATTTCAGTGTCAGTTCAGGTATTCTCACAGTCAGACAAGACCAGACTGCTCTGATTGGTGTTTCGACTGGTGCTGATAGAGTCAGTCTTCAAGAGAAGAGTGACAATGTAA